TTTCAGAAATGAATTGTGGAAAATCAGGAGAAAATATAAAAATATTTGATAATTTATTATTAACAAATATAATTGAAGCTGAATCATGTACTGAAAATATGGTTAATTTGATTGGTTCGGGTAAAATGAATTCAGAATATTGGGTAAAATCAATAAATATGGATCATAAAATAAAATCATTTGGATACATAGTTTATAGAAAATCAAAGAAATTAAAACCAGAATACACTAAATTAAAAGGATATGAAATTATGAAATTAAAACAAGAATTAGGAGAAGATCAAATAACATATCCAGTATTTACTCCTTTATTGGCATATACTGGTGATACAACTATTCAAGGAGTAATTTCAAATTCGGAATTATTAACAGTACCTTTATTAATAATGGAATGCACTGGTTTTAGTCCAGATGATAAAAGTGATTGTTGTGAAGGAAAACATATTCATTTCGATGACATTAATAAAAATAAAGATTTATTTCAAAATGAAAAAATAATATTATTTCATTTTTCCCAACAATATAGAACATTAGATGATATTAGTACTTTTATAAGTAAAGTAGATAAAGAACTTGAAAACAAATTAATTTATTTTTACTAATAATATATAAAGATTTATAACCTAAAATTTAATAATGGAAAATCTAAAATCTCCTAATGAATTTAATAAATTAAAAGAAAAAGCAAATGAATATTATTCTGTTGGATTTTATAAAGAAGCAGTTAATATTTACACTCAATTATTAGAATGGGAACCTGAAAATTATATGGTATTAGCAAATAGATCTGCTGCTTATATTAAATTAGAAAAATGGAATGAAGCTTTAAATGATGCAGTAAAAAGTACAAAATTAAAACCAGATTGGGGTAAAGCATGGGGTAGATTAGGAGCTGCATTATATGGACAAGATAAATTAGATGAAGCTTTAGTAGCTTATAATAAAGCTAATGAATTGGAACCATCAAATATATATACAGAAATGATAGATGAAATAAAACAAAATATTATAAGTATTAAAAATAATTTATTTTCAAAAGAATCCAAGTCGCAAAATTCATCAATGGAAAATTTATTTAGTACAATGTTTGATTCGGTTATATCAAATCCAAAAATTATGGAAAAATTAACTAATCCAGAATTTCAGAATAAAGTTTTAATGATGCAATCTAATCCATTACAAGCATTAAATGATAAAGAAGTAATGAATATTATGTCAGATATGATGAAAAACTTGAACACAAATTAAATCATAAACTAGATACAACTTCTAAATCATTATCTTTAGAATCTTCTGTAATAATAATTGGTTTTTTAATAGAATCAGATAGTAATTGCCTAATATTAATATTTTGTCTTGGGGCATTAGCAAAAAATCTTTCTTTAGATTTAGATGATTCTTCTTTTTTTTGAGAACAATATTTAATAGGTGGAAATCCTCCATTAATAATATTTTTTTGAGAATTCATTTAATATATAATATGTATTACAAATTATATATTTTTTTTGGACTTTTTAATCATTGTAACAATAAAATAAATAAAAATAATAGCTAAAATAAAAATTATTGATTTTGAAAATCCATAAATAATACTACAACCTGGTTCTATTTGAGTATCCATTTTAAATGCTTTTATAGCAGACTGAGACACAAATTTATTAATTGTATGTATAATTGGATTAAAATTTAACCAGTATTTACTATTTTCTGTTTCGGGATATAATTGGAAACAAAGATATTTATAATATGAATATCTATTTTTTAGGAAAAGAGCATTAAAGTCCCAATCTTTATATTTAAATAAAGGATCTTTATAATTATCCATAATGTATTGTCTCATTTTTTTACTATAAATTACACTATGCATTCCACTAGACATTAAATTATGAAAATGTTTTAAATCTAATAAATTTGGTAACATTAAAAATGGAAAACAACCAATATAATAAATAAAATCTGTACCTTGTTTCTTTTTCAAAAAATTATTAATACTATTTATATGTTTTTTATTTCTAATTTCATCAGTAAAAATAAAATCATCTTCTAGGATTAAAATATTTTCATAATTTTTATCATTAGCATGTCTAAAAATCTGAAAAAAAGCATCGTTTAAGTCATCGGCTGGATAAATAATATGTTTTGATTTATTACATTTTTTATATCCTTGATTTAATAAAATAAACACTTCATTTGATGGTTTATATTTTATTAATTGATTATAAACACTTTCATATCTACCATTACCAACTAAATTAATAACATATGTAGCATCAACAGTTTCATTAAATATACTATTTTCAAATTTAAAATTTTGAAATTCATAACATTTTAAATTATTATCTAAAATTTCTAATAAGTTACTGTTTATTTTATAATCCATTATAATAAATTATAAAAAAATTAAATATTAAAATCTACAATAATATCTTTTGATTCTTTTTTATTAGATTCATCTAAATTTTTAATAGATTCATCTAAGTTTTTAATAGATTCGTCTTTCTTGCTATCTTCGCAATCTGTTTTCAAAATTTTATAAATATGATTAATATTACAACATTTACCTTTATTTTCACAACTAAATTTTATGTATTCAGAATCATTTAATTCATTAACATAATTTATATATAATAATCTATGAAGAGCATATTTTTTTCCTTGATAGTAAAAATTTATATAAGAACTTTTATCATCGTTTTTAATTGTTGTTATATAACCATTCCATAAAGAACATTCATTACCAAAAATAGATTTAGATAAATATTTACTTATTCTTCTTAAATCATTATATAATAATTTTTTATCATTAATATTTTTTTTTTGTTTTTGAATTAATTCTATTAAAATTTTATCATTTTCAGATGTCATATTCTATAATTAGTTATATAAATTTTATTATAAGTAATATATTGAATATATATTTTTTGGTATAGTTGTAGAAAAATCAAAATCTAATTTAATAAATATGGTTTTATTTAATGTACTTTCAGAAGTAAATTTTTTAATTGTTTCACTATTTACAGGTATTTCTCCTTGTAAAAAAATATATTTAATATTAGAATAATTATCATAAACAACAATTGGTATAGGGATCATATGACTTAAAATAAACAATTCTACTTTACAATCAGTATTAAAAGATGTTTTTCTAAATTTATTTAATGTTGATTCAAAAAAATTACTTTCATTTTTAAAGTATTTTTCTAAATATTTTTTTATTTCTTGATTACCTTTATTTAAATTATTTTGAATGAAATCAATAATATTAGCTTTAAATAAATAAGTTAAATTAGTTTGTAAATCATTTAAATAACCTAAATTTCTTGATTCTATATCATATAATGGATTATTAATCCAATAATATGAATTAACATATGCTCTAATTATTGAATCTTTATTTGGAATAATAATTTGAATAAATTGCTTTCCCATTTCAATCACTTTTTGTTGAACATCTTCAATTATTTCACCAAATATTTTTGTCATTTGACGTTTACCAATGATAGGAATTTTATCTTTACCAAACAATTCACTCATTAGTTTATTAACATTAAAATTAGATGGTTTGATAATTTTTTGATCATTTCTATTTGTATATTGAGTATAATCAACTATATCTGAAACATAATAATTTGATTCTTGTATAATTTCTTTAAATTTAATACTATCTTGTACTAATTCTTCAATAACTTTATTAACAAAATCAATTACTAAATTTTCCATTAATTGTAATTTACATGTATTGTCTTGCCAAGTGCAATGATAATTTGAATTACATTTATCTTTTGAATCGTTGATTTCACAATAATCTCTTACGTTTGAAAGTAAATAATTTTTTAAATCAGGAATACTTTTTACTAAAAATATCATTAAATTATTATTTTTTGAACCACCTTTAGTTTCATTACCTATTGATAATTTATATTTGGAATTTAATTTTGGATCTATAATTTGAAATAATATTTTTCGTAACTCGTGCTTTTTATCATTTTTAATTATTTTGGTATTTCTTACTATTGCAATAATTTTTTCTTTTATATCTGGATTTTTATCTAAATAAAAGCTTAATTCTAATCGATATAAATTATAACTTTCATTCTTATAATTATGTTCTTTTACACTCTGATTTCTAGTATCATAAATATGATCATTATCCCAATTAATTATTTCTTGGTTAATAGTTTCTTCTAATGGTTGAAATCTAATTGATAAAGCCATTTTTTTAATATCTTTCTCATCTACTATTTGATTTTCAATTGGAACAGACAATTCATTATATAACAATACAGAAATAATTCTTATTTTTGAATCAGTTTTCTTATCATAAAATACTGATTTAACATTATAATCTAATTCAAGTATCTTATTTATATTTTCTAAAAATTTAATTGTATTTGATAAATCTAACCATTTAATTTTACTATTTTTTAAATGTGTATAATTATAGTCATAACTAATTCCTGATGGTTTAGTAGGAATTATTAAACCATTATCTAATTCCAAATATTTACATTTATGTCTTTCATCAATATATTGTTTACGAAGTTTAAATTTAGAATTTAATATTTTTTCAATAATATTTTTAGAAGTAAGACTGTTATTAGTAGCGATTTCATTAATTAATAAATTTTTACAGCTTTTAAACTGATACTTTTTAAGTTCATTAATAATTTTTTCAACAGGACCCTTTAAACTAAAATATTTTTGTAAATTTATTTTTTTACTAACTTTTTCATCTTTTTGAACTCTATAAATTGGAAAATAATATTTATCTTCTTTAATTAAAATTACAATATCTCTATCTTGATCAAGTAAATTATAATTTTCATTATTTAAACATTCTAAATAATATTTTTCTTTTATTTTTTCTTTTTCTAATGCTTTTTTAATAATTACTGTTTGTTTATTTAAAATATAATAATTAATTCCTTTTTTTGAAATTACTCCTGGAATAGCAGATAATTCACCAATTGTATCATATTCAATATAATTTGAAGATTGTAAATATTCAATAAAATTTTCTTTAGTTTTAAAAGATTCAATTATGTTACCATTATTTAAATATGTAAAGAATTTATTATCGTTATCTTTTTCAATAAATTTTATCATTGAATCAATTAATGATTCAATACTCATTTCATATATACTTGATAAAGCTACTAGAAAATGATAGTAATCGTGTTTTACTGTATATTTATAAAAATAACCAGATTTAGATTCGAGTAAATAATGATTTTTAATTTTTTGATCATGATTCCAAATTTTATTAAAAAAAATATCTAAATACTTAGGTAATAAAATGAATCTACCTTCTTGAATTTTATTTGTATCTTGTAAAATATAAAGTTTATCACCAAGATTAGAACTAATATTCTTATCAGAATTATCGTCTTTAGTTTTTTCACCAACACATTTCAAAAAATAATTTTTCTTTTGTTTATTTGCACCAACCGAATGATCTTTTTTAAAACAACAAGGCATACATAAATCACTTGGATTATTACCTCTTGCCAAAAATCCAATATACATATGTTCTTGATTTTCAGATGGATCACAAGTATAAAAGTTAAATGTATTATTTTCTCCTTGAAGTTTAACAGCTTTTATTACTGTTTTGTAAACTTTTCCCTTGATTTTCATATCTACAGATTTTTCATAAAATCCAGTTTGTTTATTTAATTTATAACCATTTTTTATTAATTTATCTAATTGATCACCAGGAGTTAATTCTGGTCTGCGTTTTTTATCATTACCAGAATTTTGACATGAACGTGTCCATTGATTTTGACCTTTTTCTGGTTTAAAACCTAATCGAGCTTTGTCTAGTGATGTAATTGCCTTAACTGTTTTAATACTTGTATCAAAATCAACAACTTCAATAACTTTATTTCGTCTTTTTGCTATTTTAGTTAATAATTTCAATGTATCTTTTAGTTTTTGAAAATCTTTCTTTTTATATAAATATGTTTCAACATATAAATAAATTAAAACTTTCATAAAATCAATAATTTCATCCAATTGTTCTTTGTTACGCGCACCAGTAATTCTAATTTTGTACCTTTCTCTATCTCTACCTTGAATATCAACATTAATACCTGGTGGTTTTGATTTAGGTAAACTTTTTAGTTTTTTCAATAATTTTTTTGATTTTTTTATAACTTTGCTATATTTTTCTCTAACATAATCTAATTCTTTAGCTGCTACATCAGGAGTAAAATTAAATTGTTTTGAAATTTCATCAATTAATTCTCTATCATTTAATTCATAATTTCTTAAAAAATATAATATTCTTAAATGCATTTTAGTTCTGTTTTCATATTTACTAACACGTTTATATCTTAAATAAGTACCATATTTTGAGGTTTCTTCAACTTCTTCTTCTTGTTTTTTAGATTTGCGTTTTTTAGGTTCAATTACAACACTTATGTAAGGAAAGAAAAATCTAGAAAATTCTGATAAATCATTATGATTTATTTTAAAGTTTTCAGGTAATGTAAATTTTTGAATTGTATTAATAAATGCATATTTAAATCGATCATCTAATGGTAAAATAAATTTTATTTTTTTATTTTCACTATTTATTTTTTTTAATAAATCTCGAACATAATTAAATGTTTCATTTATATCTTCTACAGTTGCTTTATCTTCTTCTTTCCATGTAATTTTATATTCAATTCTACCTGTTTCGTGTAATCCTATACTAATATATTTTTCATCAGTTTTTATTTTTTCATTATTAATTTTTATTTTAAAACTAATACCATACGGTGCATTTTCAAACCATTTTGCTAAAACTTCTTTATTATCTATTTTTTCTGCATGAGAATAAAATTTATATGTTAATTGAGAATCTGGTGTTTGATATTGAATAAATGGATAATTTTTGTTTACTATAAAATTATCAAATATTCTATATAAATTAAATTTGGAATCAGATGTTGTTCCTGTTATGTTTTTTGGATCTGATATATTAACATGAATATTAGACTGAATAATATGATTTTCAGAAAATAATTTATTAAATTTACCTATATCTAATTTAGCTTGTTCTACAGTTTCTTCAATTTGATTTTCTAATTTTACATCATTTTTAATAGTACCAAAATGTGATTCAATGAGCTGAATCTCTTTGTCTGATTTACCATTTAATGATTGAATAATTATTTCTAATCTATCATAAGATATTAATGGATAATAGATATTAACATAAACATCATATAAATTTCTTTTTTCTTCTGGTTCTGGATTATAATTAGTTCCTAATTCATTATAAATATCTAACATGAATATTTCATTTGTAGTTATAAAATTATCATAAAATCTTATTATATTTGTTTCATCGTCTTCACGTTTTATTTTATACCCAAAACTATCTTTTAAATAAGAAAGATTGTTTCTAAGTTTTTCATAAACTTTTATATTTTCATTTGGTTTGATATCTATTTTTAATAATTCATTTCGTCTAATCCATTTTTGACCCAACATAACAAGATCTTCTTTATTATCAATTTCATATTCACTCCAAAAATATTGACTTTCTGGTAATAATCTTATTGATTTTCCAAATTTATTGGATATTGGTATTGATACTGTTATTTTTTGTCTCATAGTTTTAATTGTATCATCTTTAAAAATATACTGATTTGTTATGTAATATTTTTTATAGATATCTTCTAATTTAACATCATATGTCACATTATCAAGAGATTCATCATATTTTTTTTCTAAAGTTTCAGCTTCTTTATCCCATTTTTTATCATTTATAGCTTCACTGATTAGTTTAGAAGTTTCAATTATTGTTTTTGAAGTTTCTACATCAGCAGTTGTATATAATTTTGTAATTTCATCTAAATCAAAATCTTCTTCTATTTGTTCTTCAAAATCTTCTTCACTTATTTCTTTTTCTTCTTCGTCATCTTCATCATCAGATTTTTCATTTTCTGATTTTGATTCTGATTCACTATCAGATTGTTCTATTTTTCCTCCATATTTTATTAAATTTGAACCACCTAATAAAGGTTCATCTTTTTCAGATAAAGCTAATGTTGTCGAACTAATTTTTTCAACATCGCCATATGTTCGAAAATCCATTTCTATTTTTCTTGTTTGAGTTTTTATTTTATTTCTCATTAATAGATAATTATAATATGCTGCTGAAAATGAATATGAAACTTTCTTGATTGGTGGATTATCTATGTGCTTATTATACCATTCTTTATTATATTTACTTTCTAATGATTTTTTTTTAGATGGTGTTTCTATTATTTTTAACCTTTGAGATTTTATGTGATGACTTATAAAAAATTTTTCATACCAATATTCTCCATAAAATTGTTCTAATTGTTGATAATCAGAATTTGATAAAATATTTAATGATGTATAAAAATCTTTATCAATTATAATATCTAATATATTCATTATATTTTTTGGTACCAATGAACCAATGAATATATATACTTTGTATTGTATTCTTCTATTATTATTTTTAAATTTATGAATTATTTTTATTGGATCTTTCATATTATAATCCCATAGAAATAATTTAAATTTTATTTATAAGTTAATTTTTATAAATTAATCTGATAAAATTTAAAAAACGTGATAAATAATTAATTAGTTTATTTTAAACAATTGAAGAACTTAGAATCATTCCACAATATTCTTCAGGAGATTCTGAAAAATTAACTTTTTTATAAATTCCAATGTTAATTGATTCTTCAGTTAATTTTCTAAATATTTTTTTAAATAATTCACCATGTCCAATTTCTGGACAAGCAATATGTGCCATTTCATGAATAGCAACATACATTAATAAATTAATATCATGTAATTTACCAGATTTTTTACTTCTCAAACAAAATGATATTTCTTCACCTTTATTAACACTATATGATGTTAAATTTGATTCAGGATCTGTTTCATAAATAACTGTTCTAGATTCTGTAAAATTTTCATTTAACTGATTAATATAAGGTTTGAACGATTTAAAATTATTTATATTTTTAATCATATGATTTTTTAGAATAATCATATTTTCTACTATTTGACTTAGTAATTTTGCCTTCTCATTTTTTAAATTATCTTTATGTACTAAAAATTTAGTACCCGAATTTGATTCAACATATATTAAATTATTACGATTGATAAATAAAAAAAAATATATAAAAATTATTAAAATAGAAATTAAAATTGATTCATTCATTATTATTAATAATTTAATATAGAAAAAATTAAAACATTTATTATAATTTTTTTCTATATAATATATAATATAATGGGACCTTCAATAAGTAAAAGTAGTGACACAATTAATTGGAATAAAATTAAAACAGATAATATTAGTTCATCTGTTCCAAATTTAAATGGTTTATCTAAAGATGCTCAAACTTTAATTGCTAGTTTGAATATACCACAAATAACAGAATCACAAACTTCTGAATTTACAGTTAATCATATTTTAGATAAAATATCTACTAATTTAAATGAAAATGATCAAAAAAAATTTAATCAACTTTTAGATCAAGTATCATCTCAATCTGCTTCTGATGCAGAATTATCTGCAACTTCTCCTTTTATTAGTTCTGAAATGTATAATTATTTAGTTAAAAATGAAAATCAAAATCAAAAAGGTGGTAAAATTACTAGAAAAATTAAATCTAAAAAAGGAGGATCAAAATTAGATGATGATTCTTCTACTTCATCTACTTCATCTGATTCTAGTATGGAAGATTTATTAGATAGTAATGAAGATGATATTAAAAAGAATAAAAAAGATAAAAAAAATAAAAAGAATAAATCTAAAGACTCTGATACTGAATTATCTGGAGGAGAATTATCTTATTTATCTTCTAGTGCTCATACTGAAGGTGAATATTCTGATTCTCATAAGAGTAAATCATCATCTGAATCTTCTACTACTCAAAAATCTATTGAATCATCTTCTGTAACACAAAGTTCTAATAAACAATCTACAGTAACAGATCATAATACTATGCAATCAACAAGTATTAGTGTTAATACAGAAGATATAAATATGGTTTCTGACTATTAAAAATTAAATTAAATATCAAAATGCTTATTTTTTTGTTTTTGAATTTTATCTAAAAATTCTAAATCTAAAAATAATTCTTCATACTTGTTTTCTATATAATTTGAATTATTCTCTATATATTCATTTATTTCATCTATAAATTTTTGTATTTCTAATATATAATTTCTTGGTTTGGGTTTCTTATTGTTCTTAATTTTAATCAAAATATCTAAAGCCGATGCTTCTTGATTATCAGTTTTTACTATTTTTTCAGGTTTAACAACTTTGACTTTTTCAGGTTTAACAACTTTGACTTTTTCAGGTTTAACAACTTTGACTTTTTCAGGTTTAACAACTTTGACTTTTTCAGGTTTAGGTTTCGGTTCCTTTTTAACTTTAGGTGCTGAATATTTTTCTATAAACTCATTAAATATTTTAACAGCATCTTTATCAACTAATTCAAGAAATTGTAATGCCGGATTCATAATTTGATTAGTAAGATAAAATAGATAATCTAATTCTAAGTTTTTCTCTTTAATAAATTTTGGAGTTTCAATTATATCTCCTTGTAATAATTTGGTTCCATCTGTCGGTTGAGGTACTTTAATAACTGCAAACTCAATACGATCACCAGATTGAGGAACATTACCTGGATCTCGTTTAGCTATTTTCTCTGCTAGATATACATGAGCTATCTTTTTCCAATCTTTATAAGATTCTTTTAACTTTAATGTCTTACTAGTTAGGAAATATTTAATATGATATTTACCATCAAACAAGTCCTGAATACATTTACGGACAAAGTCTTTTGCTCCTTGTGGACTTCTATGATTAATTAATTGGTCAATAATACCACCACATATTTCTTTTACTATGGGTGCATTATCTCGACGTTTAAGTACAATACCCATAAAATCTTGTTTAAATTTCTTCGGATCAAATTCAAATTTATTACCCACATACTTTTTCTTTGTCAAAATTGCAAAGGGCCAGAATGTCTTTTCATATTCACAATCGTGTGGAAAAGGTAATCTTGATTTGATTGTTTCTCCTGATAATTTACCCATTTTCATACCATGTTCTAGAGTTCTTTTATCAGTTACAGCTTGACCACCTTCATAAATATCAATCATGTAAATTTTCTTTTTATTATCAGAGTTCATATTGAAATCCCATCTTGGTTGTAACCAATAATAAAAATATCGTTCTTTATCCATTTGACTCATATCTAAATATCTCATATGATTGTTTACAAAATCAATTACCTTGTTATAATGAGACAATTTATCATGATCAAATTTTAATTCAAGATCTTTCTCAAAAAACTCTTCTAAAATTTCATCCATTGTTTTCTTTCCATTACTTTTATTATAAAGTTCAATAAATGGAATAATATGTTCATTTAATTTGTCTTCTTTAAATTGAAGACCCATATCAGTATCAGATAATAAATTCTTAATTAACAAATCAGATAATGTATTTAAATCTAAATTCTTATTAACTCCAATAAATTCTGTTAAGTAATGAGATATTTTATTTGTATCTTTACTTGTATTATCAGATGTATCAGCAATAAATTTATTAATTATCTTTTGTAATTCTTTTCTTTCACCTGAATATACCCATTTTTCTTTAATCGTTTTTTCAACTAAAAACTTGACTAATTTAAATATTTGATCATATGATTGTTTTATTTCGTTTGAAAAAACAAATGAATTAGCATTACCTGATAAAAATCTATTTGTTAAACTTTCTATTTGATTATCAGAAGGCATTATATATTTATCTGAAAATAAAGTAGACATGTGTTCTAGTAATGGTTTCATTAAATAATTTCTTCTATTTTCTGTTAAATCTTGTGCAATTATTCTAATTTTTGCTAATTGATGTTCTGCCCATTGAGTTAATTTAATATCAAACATATATGTATAATTCTTTTCTACTAATTCAGCTAAAGTCCATAACCATGGTATATAACTTTCTTCCATATATTCTTTTACAAATTGTTTTATTCTTTCTTCCAATGGTAATATAATAGCATGATGTGATGGTTCTGGTAATGTTACAGGTGGTTCCGGTAATCTGAGATCATTAATTTTATCATCTGAATAATATTCATCAAAAATCTGATTAAATAAGATACGTTCCTTTGAATCAAAGTATGGTTCAATTAATTTTTTACCAAATGCTACTACTTTTTTCCAAACTTTTAAAGCAGTATCTTTATGAACACTTACGGTATTTTCCCTAAAGCGATAACAACTAAAAATTGAATCAGTATTATGTACAATCATTGAACCAACCCCTGCATGAAAATGATGATTATCAGTTGTTAAATCATAAACATATTCTTCAGGTTCAGTCCATTCTTCTATTTTATTGATAGCATCTGGATTAT